GCCTTGCGGCGGCTGCTGGTCGTGAAAGCACGATCCTCACCAGTGCGGAAGGCGACACTACGGAAGCGAATTTGCAGAAGAAGACCCTGTTGGGTCAGGCGTAATCCGCTGAAGGGTGGTGTTTGAATGGCTGTTGACGTTAACAAGATCAAGGCCCGGTATAATAAACTAAAGGCGAATAAGCAGGGTTGGTTGTCCATTTACCAGCAGGTAGCCGATTACGTTTCTCCGGTTCCTCGTAATATGAATAATCAGAGTGTGAGCGGTGGTAAGCGCAACGTTACTGTGCTTGATACCACTGCTACGGAAGCCGCTATTCAGTTGGCGCACTCCCTCAACGGTGCTTTGACCAATCCGACCACGGATTGGTTCTTGGCAACGATCAGTGATGCCAACCTTGCCAATCAGCCGGAAGTATCTGATTGGTTGGAGAAGGTTGGACGCATCACCAATCACTATCTTCAGCAGACCAATTTCGGTGAAGCGATGATTGAGGTTTATACCGACCTCTTGATTTATGGAACTGGTGGCCTGCTTATTCAGCCGAATGATTTGGACCTCATTAGGTTTGAGGCTCGTAACGTTGCGGAGTTTGTGGTTGCTGAAAGCAGTGGTCGCATTGATACGATCTTCCGCGAGGTGAAGAAGCCAATTCGTGAAGTGGTGGAAGAGTATGGGGCTGAGAAACTTCATACCAACTGGAAGCGTCTGTATAAGGATGACCCAGATAAAGAGGTTACACTTCTTCACTGCATTATGCCGCGCCGTGATGCTGACTATTCCAAGCGTGACAAGAAGAGTATGCCGATTGCCTCCATTTGGATTGATATGGATAACGGCGTTGAACTTGAGGAAGGTGGCTTCCAAGAGGATGCAATGATTGTTGCTCGTTGGGCGCGTCTATCTGGTGACGTGTATGGTTACAGCCCGGCAATGCAGTGTTTGAATGATATTCTGGTTCTTAACAAGATTGAGGATATCTCCCTTAAGGCAAAGCAGATTGCGGCTGCGCCACCTGTTGTCATTGATGATGATTCGCTCTTGAGTGAATTTAAGTGGCAGCCATTCAGCAAGGTTTACAAAAAGAAGGGTGGGGCAAAGCCCGAGGTGTTGAACCTTGGCGTTCAGCCGCAGTTGGTGGATAGCGCGGCGAAGGATAGGCGCGAGCAAATCCGCCGCACCTTCTTTGCGGATATCATCAACATCCAGTCATTCAGGGATTTGCAGTATGTGACCGCTCAGGGTGTCCAGCAGGGCACGGAAGAACGTGAGCGAATCCTAACCAGTGTGTTGGGGCGTCTGCAATCTGAGTTGCTTGAGCCGATCATCACCCGCGTTTACGGCATTCTTTCCCGCAAGGGTGTGTATCCGCCTGTTCCCCAGCAGTTGGTAGGCAAGGTGTGGCGTCCAGTGTGGACCTCTCCGCTTGCCCGCAAGCAACAGGAACGCAAGGCGGATGCGATTGCCCGCACCTTTGGCCTGTTGGGCAACCTGGCCCCGTTCTTCAACCCGCAAAACCCGTTGGCTGGTCGCTTTGATGGTGACGCTTTGGCTAAGGAAGTGGCGGAAGTGTACGGCCTGCCGCGTTCCATCGTGCTTTCCGATTATACGGTTAAGACGAACAAGGAAGCGGCGCAGCAGGCACAGGACCAGATGATGCAGCAACAGCAGATGATGGATGGAATCCAGAAGTTGGCTAATGCTGAAAGTGTGACTGCCAACACGTCAGGTCCGGTAAATACGCTTATGAACTCACTTGGTAATGGTGGTTAATGTTTGATTTTATGAATTTGAGGATGCGTAGGGCTGAAGAGATTATGGCCCTACAGCGCCTTTTTGATACGCCTGATGGCGAGAAGGCGCTTAAGTGGTTTATGCGCAACACTGGTGCATTTGATAGCAGTGTTGGGGCTGATGCTAACGAGACGTATTTCCTTGAGGGAAAGCGTGCGGTTGGGTTGGAACTCATCAATGCGTTGAAGATGCCATATGAGAAGTTGATTGCAATTACCCAAGAAACTGATTTGGAGTGATTTAATGGAAGAAGCGAATAACGTTACCCCGGCTGCTGATGCCAGCGCCGAACCAAGCAATACCCCAGCCCTTACGATGGTCGCCAGCCCGCTTGCCAGCGCCGTAGAGGCCCCGAAGGCGGAAGAGGCCACCAAGCCCCAGGCAGAATCCAAAGCCGCCACATCCCGCCCGGAATACGTGCCCGATAAGTTTTGGAACGCGGATACCGGCGAGGTGCGACTTGAAGACGTGTTCAAGTCCTATTCCAACCTGGAATCCCTCAAGGGCGGTGCAAAGGATGTTGTGCGCCTCCCTGGTGCCAATGCGACCCCGGAAGAGGTTGCGGAGTTTCGCGCCAAGATGGGCGTACCGGATGCCCCGGACAAATACGAAATCATCTTGCCCGAGGGCATCAAGGCCGATCCCCGGCAGGTGGATTGGCTCAAGGGCATTTCCCACAAGGCCGGTATCAGCAACGAGGCCGCAAACGTGATTGCGAAGGAATACGCAACCACTCTGGTGCAGGGCTTCAATGAGATTGCCCAGCAGACGGAAACCGAACTGCGCAAGGAATGGGGAACCAGTTACGACAAGAATATTAGGGGTGTTTACAACGCTCTTGTGCAGTTTGGTGGAAAGGAAACGGCAGACCGTTTTGCTAACTCTCAGGCTGGTATTGATGCTGGCTTCATTAAAGCCATTCACAATTTCACCCGCCAGTTTGCAGAAGATACGATCCGTGATAGCGCCGGAAGTGCATTCAATGTTGTGAATGCGGAGGCGCGTATCAAAGAGATTATGTATGACAAGACCTCTAAGGACTTTGTTGCTTTCTATAATGGAAACGATCCGCGTCACAAGGATGTGATGTCAGAGGTTCGTAGGTTGCAGGAAGAGATTTATAAGGCTAAGGCCCAAAATACGGGCTTTTGATTATAAATAAGATTGATTGGGTGAGTGCAGGGATAACGCATTCCATTTTGAATGTGCCCCGATAGCACTCACCAAGCGTTCCGAAGGACCGCGAAGCCGTGGGTATGGGCTGGCAAATCATACCAAGTTTAGCGCCCGGTTATTTCGCCGGATAACGCGAGCGACTTTCAAACAATAAATTTTCAACCATTCATTTTGAATGAGGTATTGATATGTCTACTATTACCGGATTTAGTGATTTTTCGCCGGCCTTCAAGGATACGTTTAACCAGGGCTGGTATCTCAAGTCTCAGGAACAGTCTCAACTCTGGAACCTGATTTCTAACAAGGTTGTCCAGAATGCCGACACGTTTTATTACAAGCGTCTTGGTACTGCCACGCTGAATAGCATTGGTGCCAAGGGTACTGAAACGCAGTTCTCCGCGCTCTCCATTGACCAGCGCGGTATCCACCTCGCTCAGTATGGCCGCGCCGATCTTCTTTCCTATGATGAAATCATCAAGATGGGCGGCGAAGACCCAACCGGCCAGTTGGTTCAGCGTCACGCTGAAGCCGTTGGCATCAAGCGCGATGAAGTTATCATCAATGCGTTCCTTGGTTCCGCTACTGTCAAGGGCGGTGCTGCTGTTGCTCTGCCTGCTGGTCAGACTGTTGCTGCTAACTATGACAATAGCGGCGTTGATACCGGCCTGACGCTCTCCAAGGTTCGTCGCGCTAAGGTACTGTTGGATAAGAAGGGTGTTTCCACCAAGAACCGTATTGCTATCGTGAACTCCGAAGCCCTGGACCAGTTGCTTGCAATTGCTCAGGTTGGTTCCGCTGACTACAACGCTGTTAAGCCGTTGGTTGAAGGCACCATCGCACGTTGGTATGGCTTCACTTGGGTTGTTTCCAATCTGTGCCCGGTTGATGGCTCTAACATTGCTGACTTTATCTTTGCTGACGCTGACGCGGTGAAGATTGGTTACAACGATATGCCGTCTACTACGATTGATCGCCTGCCGACCCACAACAATAACTTCGCTATCCAGACTGCTACCTTCATCGGTGCCGTTCGTATGGAAGAAGAGGCTGTTGTTAAGGTTAAGGCCAAGATTGCCTAACAATCTGATTTGATAGGTAGTTGATAAATATGGGGAGGTGAAAGCCTCCCCATATTGTTTTGAGGTGTTCGTATGATTGAACAGGATAACGAAATCAGCATTTGCAACCTTGCGCTTGGTTATATCAAGGATGGTCGTATTACGGCGTTTGATGGAAAGAGCGAAGCGGCAATCTTGTGTGAGAGATATTACGCGCACGCAAGGGATAAGGTGTTTCAACAGCACAATTGGAATGTGTGTCTAACGAGGGCAACCTTGGCCCCGTTGGTGGAGAAGCCTGCATTCGGTTATGAATACAAGTTTATGCTCCCAACCGATCCATACTGTTTGCGAGTGCTTGAGGTTTACGATGCCAACGGTAATTCAATTGACGAACAGGTTAAGCCTGAAGGTCGTGCGATCCTTGCTGATGTTCCAACGTTGAACGTCGTTTATGTGGCTCGTATTACCGATGCCAGCCAGTACACCCCAATGCTGCGTGAATGCATCGCCCGTAGGCTTGCGGCGGATATCGTGTTCTCTCGTTCGGGCCAGGGTTCGCTGGTCCAGTTGATGGAAGAACGTTATGAGCGAACGCTTGCTGAGGCGCGCTTCCTTGATTCCGCAGAAGGCGGGCAGGGTGACACTTACATTGATGATAACGTTATTCACACCGTGTTCTTTTAAGGTGGCTGTATGGTGCAAATTAGTCAAAATACGTTTACAGGCGGTGAGGTTACTCCCTGGATTTATGCGCGTTCCAACCTTGAGCAATACCGCAACAGTGCGGCCAAGGTGGAGAATTTCATTATTAAGACATATGGTGGTTTGGAGCGCCGTTCTGGCACTCGCTTTGTCTCTCAGGTGAAGGATTGCAATAAGCAAACGCGCCTCATTCCGTTCAAGTTCGGAACAACTCAGGCTTACGTGTTGGAGTTTGGGCACCTTTATATGAGGGTCTATAAGGATTATGGGCAGGTTCTAAACGGTTCAAATGCCGTATATGAGATTGCAACGCCATTCAGCGAAAGTGACCTTTGGAACCTTAAGTTCTCTCAGTCATATGATAAGATGTGGTTGTCCGATGGCGTTCACCCTCCCCAGGTGTTGAGCCGCACAGGCCACGCCAGTTGGACCATTCAGGAACAGTTGTTCCTTGATGGCCCGTACCTCCCTGAGAACGTGAGCGATAGCAAGAAACTCACCGCTTCCGGCACCACGGGCACAGTTACGGTTAACGCCTCGGGTTTCTCCCCCTTCACCAGTGCAGACGTTGGCCGCCTGGTTGCCCTCCACGGGGGCGCTAAGTGGGGTTATGGGCGCATCACTGCATACAACTCGCCATCCTCTGTGCAGGTAGCCACGGCGCGAGATTTTGAGAACGTCAACGCCACCTCAAAATTCAAGTTTGGTGCGTTTTGGGGCACCAACCAGCCGCGTGCTGTGGCGATCTATGGCGCGCGCCTGTGGTTCGGTGGCACCTCTGAGAAGCCCCAAACCCTCTATGCATCCCGTACCAACGTTTATGATGACTTCTCAACCTCGGATAAGTTGGTTGATACGGACGCCATTAGTTGGACGCTTGATAGCGGTGAGGTGAATGCCATCTATTGGTTTGATGTGAATAACAAGAACGACCTTATGATTGGCACGTCTGATAGCGTGTGGCGTCTATTCTCCAACGATGCAACGAAGGCAATTGCAACGGCCACCATTAAGACGGAACGTGTCCAGGTGTTGGGTTGTGCCAACATTCAGGGAAGGCAGATTGGTTCTGCAATTATGTTTGTTGGTAGCGGTAAGGAAGTGGTTCACGAACTGGCTTACCAGTTTGATAGCGATTCGTATGGTTGCCCTGAGATGACGTTGCTTGCGCAGCACATCACAAGAGGTGGTGTGAGCGAGTTTGCCTATCAGACCCGGCCAAATCGCATCCTGTGGGCACCTCGGGCAGATGGAACCCTTTTGGGCTTCACGTATATGAGGGACCAGAAGGTTACCGGCTGGCATCGCCACATCTTGGGCGGCGGCGGAAAGGTGGAGAGCGTGTGCGTGATCCCCAGCCCGGACGGCACGCAGGATGATCTTTGGATGGTGGTTAGGCGCACCATCAACGGAACCACCAAGCGTTATGTGGAGGTTCTGACCAGAAGCACGGTTGATGCCACGGATAACGGTGATTGGTTCTATGTGGATAGCGGGCTGACCTACAACGGCGCCCCAGCAACCACCATCACCGGCCTTTCCCACTTGGAAGGGCAAACCGTGCAGGTATTCGCGGATGGGGCCAACGAATCAGAGGCTACGGTTGTGGGTGGTGCCATCACGCTGGATGAGGCAGCAAGCAAGGTCCACGTTGGGCTTGGCTACACGTCTACTCTCCAAACGCTTCGCGCCGAGGTGAACCCTGCCAGCACTGCACAAGGAAAGCAGAAGGTAATCCATTCTATCTCTCTTGACTGTTATAAGTCAGTTGGTGGAATGGCGGGACAGTCATTGGATGATATGCGTGAGATTTTCTCAATTCCATATCACGAAGGACCGCAGGCTACTACCGAACACAAGGCGCTTGATTTGGGTGGTGGCTGGAATATTGATGGGCAGATTTACGTTCAGCAGGACAAGCCGTTGCCGCTAAATATCTTGGCGGTGATTATGCATATGAGCCTTGAGCGATGATCTTTGTTCCATTCAATGAGTTGCAACTAAGTGGTTTGAATGTGCGTGAGGAGCAACGAGAGGAGTTTCTTAACCATCTTCAATATCTGCCAGCATATGCAAACACATATGCGTTCACTGCAATGTATGACGGTGAGGTGATTGCAATGGGTGGTGTTGTGACGGTTCAACCGGGTAATGGCGAACTATGGGCGTTGTTCTCTGACAAACTGCCAAGATACCGAAAGAGCATCATCAAGGAAGTTAAGTGGCACATTGAAAATATGATGACTGAATATGTAAGGCTTCAAGCGCAAGTGAGGGCTGATTTCCCACAAGGGCAAAGGTTTGTTGAGTGGCTTGGGTTTGAGAAAGTCGGATTGGATAGAATGTATGCGAACGGAAGAGATTATTTCCGGTATGCGTTGATTAAGGAGTGATTTTATGGGTGGTTCTGTAGCAGTTCCATTGATTGCAGGTGTTGCAACGGGTGGCATTGGCTTTGCCGCTGGTGCCACGGTGGCAACCTCTTTGGCCCTTGGCGCAACCGCGTTCTCTGCAATCGGTGCGGTTCAGTCCGGTATGCAGCAAGCCGCGTTGATGCGGTACAACGCCCAGGTGGCGGAAATGAACGCCCAAAGCGCCCGCGATTGGGCGCAATACGAAGCCAAGCGACAGCAGGAGAAGTCCCGCGCCTTCCTGGCCCGTCAGGAAGCCGCCTTCGCGTCTAATGGCGTTGTGGGCACTGAGGGAAGCCCGCTGTTGATGATGGCTGATACCGCAGCCAGCGCCGAACTTGACCGGCTGGCGATCATCCATAAGGGCGAGGTGGCGGCGATCCGGGGCCAGAACGAGGCCGCAGGTATGCGCTGGGGCGCAGATATGGCGGTTCAATCCGGTTATATGCGCGCGGGTGCTTCCCTTCTCCAAGGCGCTTCTATGGTGGCGAATATGAATCCGGGTTGGTTCAATCAAGGATCAACCATTGAACCATTCGTGCAAGACACAACGGTTCCATCCGGCCCCAATGGTGAATTGTATTTTGATCCGTAATGATTTGAGGTGAAGAATGCCGCGCATTCAGAGTTATGAAAACCAGGAAAGTATTTCTCCGCAAGGCACTGGTGCATATATCAGTCCGTCTATCCTTGCCGATCAGCAGGCCGCAGTATCGGAGTTGTCAAATTCTGCAAAGCAGTTTGGCAATGTGATTTCCGAACAGTTTGCGGCGGCTGAACGTGTGAACACGGTTGCCGACGAAGAAACCAAGATGATGGACTTCTTCTTTAAGTTGGAGGATGAAACCAAGAACCTTCCATATGAACAGCAGATGGAACACTTCAAGGTTAAGTCCAATGAATATCGCCTTGGGCTGCGTGAGCGAGTTAGTGACATCAAGGCGCTGTCTCACTTGGAGAACTCCATTATGGGTTCCGCGCGTTCCCATATGTTCAAGGTTAGGGAAGATTACCGTAAGAAGGTTGCCGGTGAGGGTATTGCCAAGGTTGAAGACGGCGACAACGTTCTAACAACCAATATGTATAAGTGGGCTGATACCCCGCAGTTGATCTATCAGGAACTTGATAAGAGGTTTTCCGCTTGGGATCAGTTGGTCAATGCAGGCCACGTTGCGCCGGAAGTTGCGCAGCGCAAGAAAGAAGCCTTGGGTAATCAGGTTGATTACAGCCTTGGCTTGACTGTGGTTGAGAACAACCCAAGGGCTGCGCTGGAACAACTGAAGGACGGCAACCAGTTTCCGCACCTACAGACCAACGCGCGTGCAACCCTCATCAATGCCGCACAGGCTGAGATTAAGCGACAGGATGCCCTTCGTAAGCAGGAAGAACGCGAGGCCCGCACCTTGCGAATGGCTCAGTATGGCTTGGTTCGTCAGGATGCAATGTTTGCAATTAAGGAGTTGGAAGAGAAGGGCGGTGTTCCGAAGGACTACCAGCAGATTATGGGTGTTGTATCCCGTTACAGCGACTTGGACGGCGGGCGTTTGATGAAGCGCCTTGAGGATGCCCATTCCTCTGTTTCCCAACTCATTGATTTCAAGGGGCAGGATTACAAAACTCAGGAAGCCGAGATTACCAATGGCTTGGCTAAGTATCAGGCCGGTGAATTGGATGCCAGGGATAAGGATGTGTTTGAGCGAAAGATTAAGATGTTCAACGATCTTTCAACCGCTCGCTCATCCGGTGATGTTCTCTCTTATATGAGAACCTACAACATTGCGAAGGTTGCCCCTCTGGATTTGACCAATGAGGACAGCATCGCAGCCCGTGCCCAGGCAGTGGAAAGCGCCCGCACTATGTACGGGGTTGAGCCAAACATCCTTCTTCCCGATGAAGCAAAGGCATTTACCCGCGTGTTCAAGAGTGGTGGTGCAAATGAACAGCGTGCTTATACGCAGGTCTTGCAGAAACTCACTGGCAATAGCCCTGACAAGATGCAGCGTGTTCTTAAGCAGTTGCACGAGAAGGACTCTTCCATTGCCGATGAGGTGAACTTCCTTCTGACTGGCGACAAGGATGCAGCGGATACGATGGCTAAAGGTCGCAAGCGATTTGAAACCAATCCCGCTTTCTTGGGCGATACGGATAAGACGCTGGATGCGAAGATTAATGGGGTGGTTGACGAACTTGGTCTAAATATCATTGATCCAAACCACACTATGCGCCGTCAGATTGTGCAGGGTTTGCGCAATATGTATTTCGGAATGGCGAGCGAGACAATCAAGGGCGTTGATGATGACCTAATCACGAAGGCCGCTGATAAGTATTTTGGTGGTCGTATCGTTGAGGTGAATGGAAAGAAAACCGTTCCCTTCGCAAAGGGTGAGGATTCAATGGGCCATCAAGCCCTTTGGAACTGGATGCAGCCAACGGATTTGAAGACGGCTGGTAATGGCGAAATGCCAATGGTTCGCCTCGGTACGCAGGCCAGGGAGTTGACGGTTGATGAAGTGAAGAAGAAGGGAACTCTCATCCCGTATGACAATGGCACCTATATTCTTGGCTTCCGCAACAAGCCATCTGTCTGGAACAAGGAAGAGGTTGTGATTGCCACTGATAGAAACGGACAGCCGTACACCCTTGATATGGGTAAGGTTGTTCCCACCATTAAGGCTAATATGGTTGCTTCTCAGAAGAGGATGCTTGATAGCCTTGACCAAGATTTGGGGATTAAGTAATGGCGTTTCTTAATATTACTGACGATGCGAAGGATTGGGTTGCAAACAACCTAACGCAAGGTCAGGTGCTAACCAACTTCAATGAGAACTTTGATGCAGGTATTGAGGATTCCCTGCATAGCAAAATGTCCATTTCGCGTTCGTGGTACTACAACAAGTACCACGATGAATTGTTGAATGACCAGATTGAGGCGGCGAGGGCACAGGGGCACAACGTGCCTTCAAGCGGTGACCTTAACCGCGAATGGTCAGCCAAGGATGATCCAGCCTCAGATTTCAATGGTGGGCACGTTGCCTCATACAACAAGGCAATTGAGAAGTTGCGCGCCGAGCGCCCCGGCCAAGAATGGTTGACCTATGAGGAAGTGAGCCAGCGCGCTAATCAGCGTGTGTTGGATGAGGCCAAGGAAGCCCGCAACGTCTTCCAAGATGTGAGCGAACGCGCCTCATTCGGTGGCGCGGTTGGTGGGTTCATTGGTCAGGCCGCAGGCTCAATGGCTGACCCCATCAACATCGGTATCACGGTTGCAACAGCCCCCATTGCCGTTGAGGCATTGGGCCTCTCTATGCTGGTCAATGCGGGTGCCAATACGGTTGCCGAAACTGCGATCCAGTTCGCGCCTGGTGGTGTCCGTGATTTTGCCCGTGAGCAAGGTTTGACCAACGAACAGGTTAACGCGGAAACGGGTATGGCCCTTGCGGGTGCGGCTGTTGGTGGCGCGGCCCTCACTGGTGTGATTGGTGGCACGGCTAAGGGTGTGAAGTATCTGGTTGGTAAGATTGCCAGCGGGAATCCGATGGAAGCCAGGGCTGCAACTCAGACCCTACAGGCTCACCAAAGCAAGTTGCCTCCCGAGGTTCAAGACCAGTTGAAGGTTATTAGCGATGCCCACGCAATTGAAGACGTGGCTTCCTTTGGCACGCTCAACACCAAACTGAGCAATGTTGATGCTGAAACCCTGGCAACCAATCTCCGAAACTACCAAGAGGTTTCCCGCGCTATCGCGGATATGGATTACAGCCCGGACCTTAAGATTACGGCTGAAACCGTTGATGTGCTGAAGGCCCGCGCCAGTGATTTGGAAGGGCTGTCTCGGGATGTTGCCAGTGGGTCACTGACGGGCAGGGAGGTTGATGATGTTCTTTCCTCCTACCTGACAGAGAACCAGTATGCCCGCTTCCGTGAGTTGGTGGACCACTACACGGAAAACCCCAAGGTGCTGATGGATCAGAAGGCGGAAATCAACGCACGCCTTCAGCGCCGTATGGGCGAGGGGATGTTGACCCAGGCAGAGAAAGCCAAGGGGGACGTTGAGGGCCGCTTGGCGGATTTGCAGGCTCAGAAGACCGCGATTGATAGCGAGGTTGCCCGGCTGCGTGCGGAAGCCGCCCGTGATCTGCCGGACCCCGCTCTATTGGCAAAGCACGGACTGGACGAACCCACGGCAACCCGCCTCAAGGAAATCAATGAGCGCCTTGCGGAGAACATTCCCAAAAAGGAACGCAAGGCCCTTGAGGGTGAATATGCAACCATCGTTGCCAGCGCCAAGGCAGACATTGATGCAGCCAAGGCCCGCCTACTGGATAGCGCGTCCATCAAGGAAGGCGCAGCCCAGGATTTCGCCCGTGAGATTGGCATTGCTGAAAAGCAGTTGAGGCAGGCGGGGGATGAGGTTTCCCGAGTTGGCAAGATTGCCGCAGCCGGTGAGCGCCGCCTTCAGAAGATGGAAGCCAATGCTCCGAGGGAAGAAGCGGAGATTACCGCCGCCCTTGAGGTGCTGGACGAAGCCAAGTTGGTAGAGGGCAACAAGGTTGCCTTTGCCGAATTGTATGCAATGCATCCAACTGTGAACCCATCCAAAATCCGTGAACTGGTTGGCCTCCACGAAATCCGTAACAGGATGCGGGATGGCGAGACGCTTTCTGTTCAAGACATCGTTGGGAACCTCACCAACAAAGAGGGTGCGCTATTTGAGGATATGCTTGATAAGGGTTCTTCTCTTGAAGATGCCTTGGACAAGATGATTTCAAAGAAGTCTTCCTTTATGGACAAGGAAACGAAGGCGTTCCTTGACAGGGTTGCAGCGAACATCCACGAAATCAGCAATTCCTTTGATGAGCGCCTTAACCTTGAGGTGATGGGTGAGCATCTACAGAGGGCGGCGGATGAGTTGAAGGTATCTGTTGCCAACGTGGACAATGTTATTGCGTCGGTCCAGCAGTCAGCAAAGGAGTTGATTGGTGATGGTGCGGTAACAGACAAAGCATTTAACGATGCGATGGCGTATCTAAACGATAACCTTGATGGGCGTGTTATTGATCCAGATACGGGTTTGGAGGTTTCGGTTGCTGACCTAAAGGCAGAGATTGAGAAGGCTCACACTCTGGCGGATTTGTTGGAGGCTTGTAAGATTTAATGGAAGATGGTGAGTGATGGTTGAGAAGTGTATTAACAATGCGGTTAGACAGAATTTCATTGATGCTGCTGATGGTCAGAAACTAATCAATGATTTCCGGGCTGCGTCACAAGCCCATATGGCTGGTGGTGCGATGAACCCACAAGCCGCCGCCTCCCTGGCCCAGCGCACACTTGTTGGACAGTTGCGCAACAATGCATCCATCAAGGCGTTCCGTGCAGCCCTACAGATGAAGGCGCACGCGAACTTGGCCGCGCATATTGCAAACGCTGATGATGTAATGAAGGCCGTAAATGCCATTTTCACCCCGGATTGGCGCGACCGCTACACGTTCAACAGCCTTGAATATCGCTCACGCTACATTGAAGCACAGGCGAAGAAGTTCTATTCAGAGGCAATCGCCAACCTGCCAAGGAAGTTCAAGGGCGAAGTTCTGGAAAGCACGCAGAAGAACATTTATTCCGAAATGGTTGGTATCAGCACAGGCGACAAGTGGGCCAAGGCATTTGCCGATGGTGTGAGGCAGTCTCTTGATTATGTAAGCGATAGGTTTGCGTTGGCTGGTGGTGCCATCGGGAAGCGTGGCAATTACGATCTTCAGCACATTCACTCTTCGGTGAAGGTTGGTGAGGTGCCCAAGGCGGAATGGGTGGCCTTCGTTAAGCCATTGCTTGACCGCTCTAAGATGATTGACGATTACACGGGTCTTCCAATGAGCGATCCGAAGTTGAACGCTGTTTTGGATGCGATGTATGAGACGATTGCCACGAACGGATACAATAAGAAGTCAACAACGTTCCAGGGCAAGGCTTCCACTGCGAACAAGTATGATAATGAGCGTGTCCTTCACTTCGCTGGTGATGGTTGGTTTTCATACAATGAGCGGTTTGGTGAGCGTGACATTGTAAGCACTGCCATTAAGCAGATTACGAATATGAGCCGTGAGATTGCTCAGATGGAAACATTTGGGCCTAACGTTGCTCAAGGGATTGAGCATCTTAAGGCTACGGCTATCAGGACCATTCAGAACGAGAGAGTTGGTAAGCCAATCAGCGATGTGAAGGGACTTATCAAGGTTGAGAATAACATTGCTCAACACATTGACGAATGGGTGGACATCGCAAACGGTAGGGCGTTCGGTGCCATCAATCAGACGAATGCAAAGTATTGGGATAACGCACGCGGTATTATCGCATCTGCGCAGTTGGGTAGTGCCCTACTGAGCGCAACGGGTGACTTTGGCACGTTGGCTTGGACGGCTGGCTTTAATGATATGCCCATCGTTCAAGTGATGAAGAACTATCTGGATGGTTTGTTCTCGGGCAAGAGCGCCGATGAAATCAAGGTGTTTGCGGCGGGGTTGGGCCTACAGGTGGAACACCTACAGGCCAACATTCTTGCAGAGGCCACCTATGGAGTTGCCGAGGCCAAGGGCCTTGGAACGGTGATGGCTGATAAGGTGCTTCGCTGGTCGGGCCTCACCCGTCACACGGACGCCGGTCGCGTGGCCTTTAGCGTCACGATGGCTCAGACGCTTGCTAAGTCCTTCAACAAGACCTTTGACCAACTGGATAACGGGTTGCAACGCGGCCTGAAGATCAACGGCGTTAGCGCGGCTGAGTGGGACATCATCCGCCAGTCACCAACCCTCAACAGGAACGGTATCCCGCACATCAACCTTGCCGCATTGGAGCGTATGGAGGCCACGCTACCAGGCGCAGCAGAGGCGGCGGTTAAGGTGGGGCAATACATCAACGCAGAAACCGATAAGGCAATCATTACGGCTGGTTGGAAGTTTGAGCGCACCTTTGCCGACGCACATTTGAAAGGTCAGATTGGCCGAACCGTATCTATGTATAAGAGGTATCCAATCCTCCTAATCTATTCTCACCTTGGCAGAATGCTAAGTGTTGAGAATTCATTCTCCCAAGGTGCTGGATACGCGGCTGGCTTCACGCTGAGTATGACATTGCTTGGCGGAATTGCGCTCACGTTGAAGGATATTTCAGCGGGCCGCGATCCACGTAGTTGGGATACCCCAGGCTTTTGGATGGATGCGTTTTTCCAGGGTGGCGCTGGTGGCATCATCGGTGACTACCTGAAGACCTCCATTGATAGCGTTCGCCAGAAGCGTTCAAGCGATGCAGTGACGCCGTTCCTCAACGCCACCATTGGTCCAATGGTTCAGTTGACGAATGACGTTTTGCGTCCGTCTTGGTCCTTCTTCAATGCGATGGCTAATGGAAAGCCATATGACAAGATGTGGAAGTCTGCATTTTCCGAAAATAGGAACCTGCTGAAATACATCCCTGGCAACAATATTTGGTATGGCCGCTTGGCGTTTGACAGGCTTGTTGAAGATGCTGTTACGAAGGCAATCACGCCAAACGCTAATGAAATTTTCTCAAGGCAGATTGAGAACCGTAAGAAGTATTACGGGCAAAAGTTTTGGTGGCGTCCGGGTAGAAATGCCCCCGATAGGGGACCGGATTTCGGAAGCAATGGATAAATATGGAGGAATGCCATTCTGTTGGTAAAGGTGATTTGGAATGTCAAGAAGTGTAACAAGGAATAAGGCCAACCATAACGGTAACGGTGTAACTAAGGTTTTCCCATACGACTTCCCTATGGTGAAGAGTGATTATGCTGTTGTGATCCTGACGGATGCTGTTGGTGTTGAGACTGTTCAGGCCATCGGACTCAATTACAGCATTACGGTTAACGGTGATGGTGGCGCAGTTACGTTCGTAACCGCTCCTCCTGCTGGTTATAAGGTTACCATCAAGAAGGTTGTTTCTATTACGCAGGATACCAAGTGGGAAGATGGCGGTAAGGTTAGCCAGAAGTCATTTGAGAATGCAGTTGATAAGTTGACCGATATTGCGGTGCAGTTGCAGGAACAGGTTGATAGAGCGCCTACGTTTGCAGAGAGTTCCGCTTTCAAGAATGTGATTTTCCCGCCACTGGTTGCCAATAAGGCCCTCAAGGTAAATGCGGCTGGCACTGGCTTGGAAATGTCCAGCAATGACTTTGATACCATTGTGCAGGATGCGACCGCACAGGCGGTTATCGCCACCGCTCAGGCGGAAATCGCCACCACTCAGGCCACCATCGCAACCACCCAGGCCAACATTGCCATTGCCGCCCGTACCCAGGCAGATGCAGACGCAGCCGCTACGGCAGCCGACCGCATCGCGGTAGCGGCTGACAAGGTTACTGTTGCCGGTGACAAGGCCACCGTTGCCAGCGACAAGGCAACCGTTGCGGCGGATAAGGCCATTGTGGCGGCTGATAAGGCCACGGTGGCGGCTGATACCGCCACGGCAACCAATGCCTCCACAACCGCTTCTAACGCGGCTGCAACGGCAACCGCTCAGGCAACCATTGCCACCACTCAGGCGGGGATCGCTTCAACCAAGGCCAATGATGCGGCCACCAGTGCAGCCAATGCCCTGGTAAGTGAGACTAACGCTGCTGCAAGTGCCCTTATCGCAAGCAATGCTGCAACCGGGCAGATGTATAATGCTGTTATTGATGTTTCAGCAAACGCCACATTGAACAATAGCCACATTGGCAACCTTGTTCGTGTTGATACGTCTGCTGGTGCGCGCACCATTACGCTACCAAGCATCGCTTTGGTGGGCGAGGGATGGCGTGTTGCCGTTGCAAAGAAGACTGGTGATTCAAACCCGGTGAATGTGGCTGTTACTGGTGCGGATAGCATCAACGGCACAACCTCATACCAGATTGGTTCCCAATGGAGTGCGGCAACGATTGTTGCTGATGCTCAGACCAACAGTTGGTTTGCAATTGGCACTGGCGCTGGTGCTGGTGCGATCAACGTTGACCGTTATACCGGCAATGGTTCTCAAACGCTGTTCACGCTTGCTGCTGACCCAGGCACGTTGAATGCAACTGAAGTTCATATTGATGGTGTTTACCAGAATAAGAACACATACACGGTTGTAGGAACTTCATTGACGTTTAGCGAGGCACCGCCAAACGGTTCTGTTATTGAGGTTAAGTATGGAAGTGTGCTGTCAATTGGTGTTCCGGCAGATGGTACGGTATCCACCAGCAAGTTGGTTGATGGCAACGTAACGTCAAGTAAGATTGTTGATGGTGCTGTTTCTACGAGCAAGGTTGCAGACCAAGGCATTACAACTCAGAAGATTGCTGATAAGGCTGTAACTACTGCCAAGTTGGATGCAACAGGATCAACGAGTGGTCAGGTGCTAACAAGCACCGGTGCAACCACATCGCCTTCCTGGCAAACGATCAGCGGAATCCCCTCGGGATCAATCACGATGTTTGGCGGTACAACCGCCCCAAGTGGTTGGTTGCTGTGTGATGGTTCGGCAGTAAGCCGCACTACCTATGCGGCGTTGTTCACTGCGATTAGCACGGCACACGGTGCCGGTGATGGTTCCACCACCTTTAACCTCCCGGATATGCGTGGTCGTGCCCCAATCGGTGCCGGAAATGGTTCCGGTCTATCGGCGCGCACATTGGGTGGCAAGGTTGGTGCGGAAACTCACTCTTTGTCAGTTAGTGAAATGCCAGCCCACACCCACGATTACACAGGTCTTGGCGGCAGCGGAACTACTCCTTTTGTGCAAGGCATCGGTCCTGTCTTCACCACAACAACCACTTCCTCCGCTGGTGGCGGTGCGGCCCACAACAATATGCAGCCTTCGTATGTGGTGAATTTCATTATTAAGGTATGATTGAAAGGTTTGGGTTTAAGTATGGCTTTGACAAAGGTTAAGAGTGGGTTGGTTGATGCGTCATTCACATCAACGTTGCCATCAAAAGAAGATATCATTGTTACGAATTTGCGTATGATGTTGAACACCGCTGTTTCAAGCGGTGCGTTGATGCAAGGTTATCAGTGGGAACTCGGTTCCGATGAGTGGGCCACTGGTTCAAGTAACTACTCACTGACATCTTCAGCGCCAAATTATTATTACGGCCCAGGTCCGATAAAGTCGGCTTACTCCTACACGGGTTCCGATCAGACGTTTGTTGTCCCTGCTGGTGTCACATCGTTGAATGTGAAGTTGTGGGGTGCTGGTGGTGGATCATCCATTCAGACATCGGGTTCTGGTAATGCAGACTACGGCGGTGGTGGTGGTTTTGTTTCTGGTACGTTGGCTGTTACCCCCGGTGAAACGCTTACGTTTGTAGTTGGTCAAGCGGGTGCGGCTAATGCCGGAACACGTTATGGCGGCGGCGGTGCTGCTGGTAGCAATGGCGGTGGTTCTGGTGGTGGTAGATCAGCCATTCGCCGTGGTACTGCCGATATTGTAACGGCAGGTGCAGGTGGTGGTGCTGGTAACTCCGGCAATGCAGCACTCAGTGGCGGTGTTGGCGGTGGCCTTACTGGTGGTGATGGTTATTCGCAGTACAGCACTGCTTACACAGGTAAGGGCGGTACGCAATCGGCTGGTGGTGCTGCTGGTACTGGCTCGGGCGGTAACGCTTACGCAGGTTCACAGTATGCGGGTGGTGCCGGTGATACTTCAGGAAGCGCGACATCTTCCGGCACCTCTGGTGGTGGCGGTGGTGGTTACTATGGTGGTGGTGGTTCATATGGCGGCGGTGGCGGCGGTGGTTCGTCCTATGTTGCTAATCTCACTGGCACTGTAGTTAACACTCAAGCCCCTAACCAAACTGCTGCTGGTACTGGTGATGCCGATTATGTATCGGGCATCGGTAATGGTCAGATGGGTGGCGATCTTACGGGCGGTAATGGCCGCATCGTGATTTCCTATGTTTCGTCTACAATGACGCTCCAATCGCCAACGGTTTCGGCTACATCCGCACCGTCTGCGATGGTTGCATATTTCCTTTGGAAAGATGATAGCGGTTCGGCGGTTATTGGAACTGATTTGATTGTGGAGTTGTCGCGTGACAATGGCGCAACGTGGACCACTGCAACGCTAACCGTTGTGAGTTCCTATGATGGCAATTACAGCATTATCAAAGCGCGTGCCGATGTATCTACGCAGCCAAGTGGTACACAGATGAAGGCTCGTATCAAGGCGATGAACGCTAAGGCTCAACGTGTTGCAGCGGTTGCGTTGTATAAGGAGTAAGTTATGGAAGAGTGGTTGGTTGATTTGATGGCTTTGTGTCCGAAAGACATTGGTTGGGAGGCAAAGCGTAGATGGTTGATCCTATCTCGTTGGCCTGATGCGGCAGTGCGTGCGGCGGAACAGGATGCGCGCTTGGGAAATCCAAGCGCGTTGGAGCAATATGATTTGGAAGTGGCGGTTATTAAGTCTGCTGTTCCAAAAAGTGTAAACAATTAATAAATACAGGAACATAAAGTGGCGGATAACCTATTTCTAAGGGATATGATGGATCGTTTGCTGGCAAAGATGGAAACGCTACAGGATGACGTTGTTGATGTTAAGATTGAGGTTGTTAACGTCAAGAACGAAGTAACGAATCTGTCTGAAAAAATGGATGCCCTTAGTGAAAAGGTTGATCGTCACGAAGAGGCGTTGGATGCGGTCAAAAAGACCAAGACAATCATTGAGTTCCTGAAGGAATCTTGGCCCGTGGTTATCGCCATTGGCCTCACCCTTTGGGCGTTGCTTGGTGCTTTGGGTCAGGCTGGCTTGTTGATCCCGCTGTTGAAGATTGTTGGCATTATTGCTTAAGGTGTTGATGTGTTTGGTATTGATAGTTTGATTGGTGTTGTTGGTAACGTGCTGGATAAGATTTTTCCAGATGCCAACGAAGCCGCTAAGGCTAAAGCCCGTCTTATGGAAATGAACCACGAAGAGGTGATGGCTTGCCTGAATGCAGACGTGCAGATTGCGCTTGCTCAGGCAAACGTGAACACGGAAGAGGCCAAGAGCGGCAACCTGTTTGTTGCGGGCTGGCGTCCCTTCATCGGGTGGGTTTGTGGGATCGGGTTCGCAATTTTCATCTTCATTCCCCTGCTGGTCCAGATTTCGGCCCTTTGTGGGGTTACCGTGGCAATGGTGACCCTTCCCACTGAACTGCTAATGACGGTGATGTTGGGTATGCTTGGCCTCGGTGGATTCCGCACCTTTGAGAAGGTGAAGGGCGTTTCCCGATAACAAGCCCGGAAATATGAACGCGCGTGGGTTAATGGCCCACAAAGGCCCCTGTGGTGTGCATTCCACAGGGGCTTTTTCATTACCTATACGTCAGTATATCCGGGTCGGGAAATGTGCTTGTAAGTCAGAGGGTAAGCCATTCATTACAAACATTGTTGAAAATAGCGGTTTGGTAACTTCAAAGATGTTGACAAAAGCAAAAATAGTCAATTGACGGGTTAAGGTTTCGTGTTATCAATATCTCATCGCAACCGGATTGGAGAGCAATCCACGTAGAAGTGAGGCTGGTGATGGCAAAGATTGTTGTTGAGGAAATCGTGTGGAACACAGATGGGGAGAATGTGGACCTCCCTTCGGCTGTTGAGATTGAGTATGAAGATGACGAGGCGATCAGGGATGATATGGATGATGGCTGCTTTAGCGAAGCGATCATCAATGCTGTGTCGGATGAGCAAGGTTGGCTGATTGACGACTGTTCAATCTATCGCGTAAGTGACAATGGCAATCGTGACAGGTTGAGGGGATTTGTGGTGATTAAAGAGGTTGTCAACGTACACAGGTATGAGGTTGAAGCCTTTGATGAGGATACGGCAATTCGCTTGATTGAGGAATGTGCGGATTACTGCCGAGAAGTGCGTGTGGACTCGGATGCGGCTTATGAAGCATACGAGAACGATGGTGATGAGTAACAACTTGGAGTGAATGAAAATGGCTATGCTGAACATCAAGTGGAATGAGGTTGTTCCGGTTACTAAGAAGCGGAGCGTTGCGGCTACTCAGGTGCGGGTGTGCGCCTATGAGTGGAAGGGTAAGAAGGAAGGTGAAGAGGGGATCATCACCCAGATTACCATTCCGGCTGCGATTGCCAGCAAGGCGGGGTTGAGCAAGGGCGATGCGGTGAAGGTGTTCAATGCCACGATGAAGGGCCGCGCATACATCCGTGTGCAGAAGGACGAAGCGGGCTTGTTGAAGGTTGGCGGTGCCCCGCGTGGCGAGGCCCTTGCGGTTCGTGTGCAGGGTCTTTTGGAAGACCGCGCCGAAGCCACGGATTGCGAACTGGTGGACTACAACGAAGGTGAGTTGGTGGTTGGCCTGTGATTGGGTGATGGGGGCCAGCGCCCCCAGCCCGCTTGATTGATTGGTTTGTTGATTGCAGTATCCCGCCGCTAATTTCCTTCCGGCGGCGGTGTGGTTGGTGGCGTTGGCGCGCTTACCAACCGGGCACAGGGAAGAGGGGCGAGGTAGTAGGGCAAGCCCCCTCCCTGAGCCGTTTCCGGCCCCGTACAGGGGGCTTTCCGTCTTGGGCGCTAACTGCGTGCCCTAATGGTCAAACGGGCCTCAGTGCCCCTTAAATCGCGTTTCCGGGGGTGTGGTGTTTGCGATCCTGATTGACGATGCCCGAGAGGGTGCAGCGCGCGAGGCGTTGCCCGGCCATATCCAACCCAGCAAGGGGGCGGGGATACCCGTTGGGGTGTGGCTGAACATTCAGCGGGTGAATGGTGAGATTGCCCGACACTTCGGGAATGAACCCGAGGCTAAAACCCAATGGTTTATCATTGATAGCCCATCAACGTCTGATTTGACGTACTGGATAGCCTCGTTTGAGGGCGCTCAGTATGCGCGCTTTCAGTTTGAGACTGAGGGTGAGTTTGCGGAGTGGATTGAACGGGTGTGGGCGGTGATCCAGTCCAACCTTGTGTTGGGAACGCTGTTGGATCGTTACCGCATCTGAGGGGGTGGAGCGGGAGCGTTGCTCAATTATGCATCCCGCTCCGGTGAGCAACCCTGATATGGCATCATATCAAGTATATTTATGCAAAAAGGCCCCATAACCGGGGCCTTTTTTTAATCCTCAAGGTCAATCACTGGCCTGTAGGTTGGAAGATCAGAGGCGGGGTAATCCGGTTCCTTCTTCGCTTCCTTGGCCTTGTTGGCTTGATGTTGCTCCTCAAGCATCTTGATAAGTTTCTGTTGGCGCCTCTGGTTCTCAATCTGCCGGATGGCAAACGCCTTGCGGTATGTGTCCTTGAGCATCTTGGCAGAGGTTCCAACCAAATCCGCTATCGTTCCGTCACTCAACGTGGTGCGTTCAATCATTTCATTGATCCACGTATGCCGGAAACTGGTCATTGAGTGTTTGCCGAAGTTGTTCTTAATTTCAGCCGCTTCAAGCCACTTATCAAACACGTTGGCGATGTTGTCAGGTTCCCCGCCATTGGGACGCTGAAATAGAAGCCCCTTGGTTTCTAGGCCGCAATCGGAGAAGTAACGTGGAAGTTCCTTCTCAAAAATCTCTTTAACCCGAGGCTCCCACCATTCAAGCGGAATGCTGGTGCGGATGTGTTCCGCGTGTCCCTTGAGAGCGTGATTCACATCCAACACATAGAAGGAACGATCTTCTTCCGCGTGAAGGCGCACGCAATCCCATTGGAGGCGTATAGCCTCACCAGAACGCAAACCGTATGCATAACAAACCTCGCTCATAAGCACGACAAGGCGGCGAAGTTTCTTGTCATAGTCGGACAGATAAGGCCCGTTGAGATAGGTAGGAAGCGCCTGCTTCATCTTCTCCCATTCATCTTCCGTGAAGCGTGGTGTTTGCTCAGGGTTCTTCACTTGCTCAGGCGGGATGATGAGTTTTGTGGTTGGGAGTTCCGATTTGGGAAGCCATTTGAGGGCAACCGCTTTCTTGAACACCTCACCAAGATAGATGCCCCACTTATCAGCCGTGCTATAGGCAACTTTCTTGTCACCAAGGCAATGCAGAGAGAACGCTTCAAGGGCGACCTCATCAAATGCATTGATGGTCATTTTATCAAATGGCTTGAATGTGAAAATGTAGTTGCGGACAAAGCCCCCACGGTTCTTCAAGCGATCCTTGGAAACCTTACCGTTCTTGAACCCGGCTTCCAGTTCATCAAGGTATTCCTGAGCGGCACTCTTGATGCTCTTTGCCTTGGTAGCAGTGGAACCGGATTGGATTTGGGCTTGCACCCGCTTCCATTCGGCAACCGCTACCGCGATGGCATCGGAGGGAGGAACGCAAGGGTTGGTGATGGGGCCGGTTACCTTGGTGTTGCCCTCAAACCACTTGCCGCCACCGGGCAGGGGGAAGCGGAAATAAAACGTCCCCTTCTTTGATCGGGGGTCTTGGTAGATCAGTACCCCCGTAGTTGCGTCCTTATATGGC